ATATCTTTCTTATAGAAATCTGCATATCCATCTCTACCTGTAATAGATTCGTGTGATGTTCTCACCCATTCCATTACTTGTTGTGCTCCACTTGGAACGATTGGGTCAAATAAAGTGATTTCAATATCTTGCCATTCACCTTTACCTTTGAGTTTTCTTTTTACGTTGATGTGGTCTAATGTTACAACTTCGAAGGAAATAGAAGGTCTATTTGCCGTTTTAATCAAATATGAAGCGATACCATCAATTTCCATGATGTATCTGTTCTTCATCTTCGGTTCGAAGTTCGTGTAGAACATATCGTTAAATTCTAATACTTCTGCCATTTTTTTTTCTCCTATTATATACTACTATAAATATAGTTCTTTTTAATTTTTAGTTATGCCGTAAAACTAGCCCCAGTCGGTAGAATGTTGAAATCAATTACAATGAATTCAGCTGTCTTAGTAGGTTGTAAGTAAATTGCCCCTGCCAAGATGTTTCTATCGATTACATCTGGTGTGTTGTTAGATTCATCCATTACCACTCTAAAAGCGTAAAGTCCTTGTCTTTGTTGTATTCCTTCTAAATAAGGATTAACAGTATTTAAGAACTTACCTCTCGTTTGAGATGTGTTTTGTTCGAATACAAGGTATCTTGATGTAGATGCGATGTATTTCTTCACTTTGATTAATAATCTTCTTACGTTGATTCTATCAAGTGCTGATGAACGGTCTTGTAGAGTTTTCTGTCCGAAAGCAACGATACCCTCACCTGGGAATTGTGCGATTGGATTAATCTTTCCTTCATATAGTGTATCTCTCTCAGCGTGAGTTAATCTGTTTAGTACAGAAACTGCTCCGGTGATACCACCTCTGTTTAAACCTGCTGGTGCGAACCATTCGGCTGCAACTGCATCGTTTTCAGCGTAGATACCTGGCATCAATACTGATGGAGGAACTGAAGTTAATTTATTAGTTCTACTATCAATTGTTTTAACCCATGGGTAATAAGTACCAACGTAGTTAGAATCAACTGATTCACCTTGTAGGATTGCTTGAGCGATAGTATCATCTTTATCAGTTGTATCACCGATGAAGAATGCATCTTCTCTAGCTTCTACCATATCAGTTACTTTATCAAATACATAAGAGTGTAATCTTCTTACAACACCTGGTGCAGATACCAAATTGATATCGAAATCATCTGGATTAGATACTGCGTTGATTGCTTTTACATATGCAACCGAACCACTTGCTGTTGAAGTTGATAAGTTAAATCCTTGTGCGTTTCCTGCTCCCCATTGAGAATCATCAGCTTTAGCTGCTTTGATTGTTGGAGATATACCATTGAATCCACCTTGGAATCCTACTGTAAATTGTCTTTTATTAATAGTTGCTGCTGTATCTGATGTAGATATAGTATAACCGAAGTTAAATGTTCCATATCCATCATCATCGTGATTTTTACTACCACCTGCAATGTTAATATCAGCATCAAATGCAAATACTGTGTTTCCACCAATAGTTGCCGAAGCTGGGATTGGAGAAAGATATGCATTATTATCTATTTTAACTAAAGCACTTTCTAAATCAATACCTGAATATACAACTGATTTAGATGAATTGTTATCTGATGAACCTGTTGAGAATATTACTGCTGGTACATCTGATTCAGAACCTCCAACAAAAATTGGATTAGTATATGCTCCATGTCCAAATGGTACTGCTGTTATAGGTGCTGCACCTTCTGCTACACATTCAACTCTAATAAATTTAGAGTAATTTACATAATCACCATCTAAATTCATTTTACCAACTGCATCAATAGTCATGTTTTGGTCACCAATTACTTTTTTAATGTAATTTGGTGATGCAGGGTCCATAGTTAAATTAGTAAATGTTTCAAGTACTGTTTTTCTTTTATCTGTATCAGAGAATCCTCTAATTGCAATTGAGAATGTTCCATAATCAGTTGCGTTAGAAGTACCTGCTGCTTTTACATTAAAGATAGATACTTTATATTCTGTGTTTGCATAAGTACCATCACCAAGAGTATGTAATCTGAAAAGATTATGTCTTTCACCAGAAATCAACTGTGATTGTATGTAAGGAGTACTAGCGTGTTGAATATCTTGTGTAAAGTCTTGGTCTGATAATGCAACTAAAGAAACTTGTGAACCACTATTAGTAAGGTGGTCTGCAAAATCAGTTGCTGCGTTTTCAAAATACTTGTATGAAAATACTTTTTTAGAACCAAATGGGGATTCACCAAATACATCTGATAAATCATTTCCTGCGGTTGGTAAAACTGATGCTGAAATTTCAGTTCCAAATAAAGAACCTGAAATTGAGAATGCTGATGCTGAAGGTTGTGAATCTATTGCTGTTGAAGCAAGTAATTCAGTTGTGATGTCTCCATCTGCATCTGCAAGGTTATCAGTACCATGTAGTACACCGATGATTTTATCATCTTTGGTACCCACACCACTTAATTTGATTCCAAGAGGTGCTGCATGAGTATAACCACCAATATGTCCTACACGAACAATAGTAGCTACTCCAGCTTCTCTTAAATAGTTTTGTACGGTGTACCCTGAATAGTAATCTCCATTAGGGGTGCCGAATATTTCTTCGAATTCTGATTGTGTACTTACAACGGTTGGTACGAAAGCAGGTCCTTTATGGAAAGGTCCAATAATTGCTGCTCCGATTTCTCCAATTCCTTGTGATAGGAAAGAAAGGTCATTTTCTCTCGTAAATACACCAGGTGATACAATCTTTTCTGCCATTTTATATTACTCCTTGTTATGTTTTTGTATAATATACTCTTATATAAGTATAAATAAGTTTTCCGAAAGATTATTTTTTATCCTTCAGTTGTAACTTCTTTTTCATCTATTTCTGTTGGAGTTGGAGTAAATTCACCCGATTTTGGGTCAAAGTTTCCATCACCATACTTTTCATTCAATCCTTTAAATAAATTGCTTTCTTTTTCAACAAGTGATTGGTGTTGTGATATCAAATCACTTTCTGCATTATCTAAATCCTGTATTTGTCTAGCTCTTTGAATAGAAAGTTGTCCTAATCTTGTAAAAACTGAACCTACTTCATTTCTTAATTCATTAATTGATTGAATTTCTTCTGCTGTAAACTTAATTGCTTCTGCCATTTTTGTAAATTTTGTTAATAATTGTTTTCAATATATATAAATATATAGTTTTTATGAAAACGTAATTTTTACTTATTAGTTTTCAAACGTATGAGCGAATTCTAATGCATCTGAATATGCACCCCAAACTCCCATTTCTCTTGCTCTTACTCTAGCATACCATGTACCAGTCGAAAGACCAGATACATTAATTGTTCTTGTACTGTAAGTACCACTATGAGTTAAATCTAAAGAACCAAATCCATTATCATCATCAACTTGTAATTGATACTCTGTTATACCCTCAGTACCAGTTGATGTTGGTTCATCCCATTGTAAGTTCGAATCGGCTGCTCCAGCTGGATTATCATATGCTAAGTTAGCTGGTGCTGTTGGTCCACTAAAGTTACTAAATGAATTACCACCTTTGTTGTGAGTAATATATCCATTAGCTAAGTAAGTATCAGGTCCATCAACATCAATAGATACAATCTCTACTGTTTTTTCAATTGCTTCAATAGATGTTACTTCAACTTCAGTACCATCCCATTTAATAAGCTTATCTCCTTCAACTAAATTATGAATTTCTTTAAATCTAAATAAACCATCATTAGAATCTTTAACACACATAGGATGTTCTGCCGTAGCTGTTATTTCTCCATTATTTACATCATAATATCTTGATGCGAAAGAATAAGTAAGATTTACAACATTTACATCAACCAGTTCGTTTCCTAAAGTTTCAGAACCCCATCTTAAGAAGTTATTATCAATTACTTCTGATAATCCATTAAGATTTACTCCTTTTAATATATCTCCTTCATCTAAATCACCGGCTTCAATAATTTCACCATCTGCCAATTCAATAGGTGAATCTGCAGTTAAACAAAGTGCTGCTGCATTTCCATCATACGAATCTACAATATAAATTGATTTATTTCTATCCTGTCCCATAAAGCCTGCACCAACTCCACCAATGTGGTCATTGTAAGGTTCATCGTAATTACAAGTCAGGGTGTATGCAGTTCCAACGGATTGTAATAC